AAGCTGTGCCTGTTGTGCTTGCTGTGCAGCCTGTTGCTGTTCCGGAGTGGGCTGCGATGCCTGCTCAAGACGTGCAATCAGTTCTTCACGGTTGCTGATGTTCATGTTGTCGATGATGGCTGAGATCAGAGAACCATAGAGTGGTGAGTCAGCCTTCATGGTCTGCAGCAGTTGTACTAGCTGAGTGACCTCGTATTCACGGGCCATGATGCCCAGTGTTGACGTAGCGTGGAACTTGTAGTCCGACACGGGGTAATGCTCAGGATCAAACTGCATGTACCGATGTGCAGCTTTGGTAACGAAAGGAATCAGGAATGATTCTTGGAAATTAATCAGGGTACGCTTGTGACGCTTGATGATGGCTCCCAGAGACATGCTGATGCCCGCTGCGGTTGCTTCACCATTGATGGACCCCGCTATGCCTGCTGAGTCAATCGCCCCTGTAGCGGTCTGTACCATCTTCTGAAGGGCATCTGCTTGTGCAAAGGTAATCTGGTTGACTTGACCAAAGTTAAACGGCTGTAAGATTTCCTGTGGATTACCGTTGGTCAGTAGGAGTTTACCAGCTTTGACTTCTGGACGTGACCCTCGTGGGATACGTGTAGCGTCCATAGCCATCATTGGATGCACTGTGAGCGCCAGAGCGTCAATACGTGCTCTGAGTTCAGCGTCAAGAGCCTTCTGGCTGTTGTAGCCCTTCTCGCACACACCACGACCCCAGAAACGCGAAGGTACTACGTCCCATGGGAAAGCAACAATGGGTCTGTCCTGCATCATGTAGGGGTTAGCTTCTGCCTTCAGCAGAGTCCCTTCGTTAGCAATGACAACGATGGCTTCTACGTAGTAAGAATCGTTATCGTCTTCTGATAACACTTCTTCGCCTTCTTCGGCCTGTGCGTCGTCCAAGAGGTAACGAGGCACAAGACCATAGTACTTCGTAAGACGTACTTTGTCGTCCAAGTAGACTGTGAGGTCCCTGTCGGGTTCAATCTCAAAGTCAGGAGCAGAGCCACCCAAGTCAGCTTCACGGTACACACCGGACTCCTGTAGCTGCTCCACGAGATGTCGGGATACAAACTCGTCAACAGCAACACCCAGTGCTTCTTCCACACTCGTGGCTACTGGGTCAATCAGGAAGTTCTGTGGCATGACTGGACGTAGCTTACAGATCGTCCTGTCCCTGATGTTTACACCTACGGCAGTCAGGTCCCCACCCATGATGGGCTGGGTTGCCGGTGCCATCTCTTTCTCTTCTGAGATGACTATTTCAGCGATTCCAGTTCCGAAGACAGCCGAATTAATAAGGCATTCAGCCACTGCTTTACGTACCTTAGTAGCTTCAAAATCTGTATGCAGCTGATTACGGAGAAATACAATGTCCGCTTTTTCAGGGTCATTAGCGTCGTCCTTGATGTCAAAGAAACGACCTCTGCCAAATGTTGCTTCCTCAATCTCTGCCACAGAGCTTTCAACAGCCTGCTGCAACGCTGGGCTAATGATTTTAGAACGTTCGGAACCTCTAGTTGCATCTTCCTGTGCCCAGATACCACGCCATAAGCGATAGTATTCATCAAATTTTTCTGAGTAGTTGGATTCAAAGTGATCACGCCATGAGTTACACTTGTGCATCACCCAGTCTTCTAAGTGTTCCTCAATCATCAACGGTTTGTTTTCTTCGTTGAAATCTTCCATATATTAATATCCCGATACGGAGTCCAGGACATCAAAGTCCTCGTACTCAGTTAAGTCGCCAGTGTAAGGCACTTTTGCAAGCTGATCTATGTAGGCCAAAGCGTCCACTAGGTCATCATGCGTTAATACATCGGGGAACTGGAACAACTCATCTAGGAACCTGCTGTTCCATTCCCCTTTGCTGAGCGCTATTAGGCCGTGTTCAAATCTACCTTGCAAAGCCCACATGATACGGTCAGTTTTCTTTTGGTTACCGTGTGTCAGTTCTTCCACTCTAAAGAAGAACCCATTCCGTTTCATCATGTCTGTCAAGGGGGACATTACCGCCTGTTTTGCTATGCCTCGTTCTATGCCTACACTAATTGGCTTGTAGTCCCTTACGGCTTGGAAGATCTTCTGTGCTGTTTCTTCCAGTGTCCAGCGCCCATAAATGATATTCTCTACGTACCACCCGTCCTCATTGGCAAACACAACAGCGATAGCCGTGTTGTCCAACTTGGTATTCTTTGATTTCTTTTTGGATACGTCCTGAAAGCCCGCTAAGTCCACAGCAATGTAACAGTCAAAGAACTCAGGTCTCTTGTCTGCAAAACTAATCCAGTCCTCTTTGAACATCTCAGAGCCTTTGGCTTCAAAGGACGCCATGAACTCCTGACGAAATGCGTAGCTGGACATGGACTTCTTAGCGGTATCTATTTCCTCCTTATCCAGTAGTGGGTTGTCATAGCTCGTAAAATGCCATGATCTATAGGAGTCGTCCTCCGACAACTCTGCGTACTTGTACAGATCATAGAAGTGATTACGTCCCATTGGTGTGCCAATGAACAACGCATTACCCTTCTGGTCAGCCAGTGCTGGCCTTAGGATCTGCTCCCAAACATCGGGCTTAATGTCAGCGTACTCGTCCAACACTAAGAACTTCAGGGAGACACCACGCATGGTCTCTGGTCTGTCTCCGCCTTTTAAACTGATTGTTGCACCGTTGACCAGCTTAATCTGCAGGTTGTTGATGTGACTACTTGAGATCACTGGGTGCCCCAAGTCCAACAAGGTCTCCCACATGATGTCCCTAGCCTGACCCTGAGTAGGCGCTACGTAGAACACCGTACCTTTGTCAGTCTGTAGTGCATTCACAATCAGCAACCAAGCAGCTAACCGTGATTTACCTGTACGTCTACCAGCAGCAACGATCTTGAATCTTGTGGGGTCTTCCCAGACCTCTTGTTGCCACGGGAGCAACTGGATATTTAATTCCGACACTAGATCGTTAGGTCAAAGTTACTAGCTTGATGCGGGACCATCTCAAACGTACAGATAGCTGTAAAGGTTGAACCCGCGTCCGGTGTAATGCTTAGGTAATCTCCGTCTGTCATAACTAGGATTGCACCTTCTGGGCCACCAAAGACTAAGTTGTCACCACCGTTGACTGACTTGGCACCTTGGAAGGTAATGGTAGAACCGTCGTTCCAACTAGCGCTCACGGAGGCTGTGGAGCCACCAGCGTTAGCAATGAACAGGTACGTGACGTAACAGTGGTAGCCTTCTGGTACTGTGAATAACGTGTTGGATACACCAGCCGTCAGGTTTTTACCTATGGAATACTTCATTTAGTACGTCCACATCACTGGTGTAGTTACACGGTCATCCACATGGACAAAGCTCTTGGCTACACCGATACCCTTGAAGCCCATCTTGAGTGCTTCCTCAATGATCTTCCTACGTTGTACACCGTCAGCTACAGCAATGTCAGCGGCTACACCAAGTACATGCTGCCCGACAGTTTTCTTGTGTGCTTCGGCACTATGTTCTCTTGACCTGTAGCCGCTTGTGATTGTAAAGGGGAAACCACAGGCTTCTCTAAGCTCGTCCAACCTGTGTAGGAACTTGGTGGACATTTCGTTCTTACCAGTCTCCTTACAGTCAAACTCGTCAATAGTAAAGTACTTGAACTCACTCATGTTCAGTGTAGTCTCCTTCTAAAGTGCTGCCCGTGTCTATTGTAGCTTCTGTGTTGATGCCACTGATGGTAATGGATACACTGTTCCTACCACCACTTAATTTGTCCTTCTCAAAGTAACTAATGGGTAACATACGGTCCATTAGTAGCTTCCATGCTGCTGCTTGATTCTTATGTTCATCGTTTAGTGCAGCATTCATGATGCTGTCAAGGACTTTTTGGGACTTAGGTGACGCTAACATACGAGCTTTGTACTCATTGATGATAGCTGCGTCACCCTTGGGTCTACCTACTGCACCTCTGGAGCCACTCTTGTGTGCTTCTACTAATGATTTCTTAGGTCTACCTCGTTTTCTAGGTTTAACTAATGTTTCTTCTTCTGACAATCGTATTGCCTCCTTTGTCTTAGGAGATACTGATGTTGAGCAGCCTCAGCTACTCCTTAAATAAGATTAATTATCGCTGTTGTTGCTAAACATTATTTGTTCCTTAGTATCTGCTTTATATTATACCATATTTTTTTACAAAAGTCAAGAACTTTGGTGTACTTTTTACTACATTTGGTGTACTTTTTACTACATTTGTGCCGCCAGGGGCGCACCTTTTGTTGTTTTGGGCTTGCTCATGTATTCCTGAGGGGAATCAAAGACATGCAACTCGTGAATAAACGTCAGTTTTACTTAATTTTTACTCAAATTTGACCTATTTTGTGCCCGGGGTGCTACTACAAATATTTACAACAGTCAATCCCCCTCCCCGGGTCCAACATTTGACCCACCAAGGCAAGAATCGTGCCAACTCTGGGCCTACCACAGACAGCACAAGCTGTCAAGTGTTGACACGATGGCCAAACTAGTGTAGCGACACGAGGTGCAACCACAGATGACACGGGCTGTCAAGTGTTGACATAAGGTGCGATCCGTGGTAGCGACACGGGGCGCAACCATAGGTGGAGCTGGGAGTCAAGTGTTGACATGTGAGGGCCTATGTAGTACCCACTAGACAGCACTAGCACAGACTGTGCCAACAATAGACAATCTGTAGAAACCTCAAG